TACACTGCATTTACAATAGATGTTGAAACCACTGGTACGCCAGCGTCTACCATGAGTGTAGTGCAAGGTTTAAATATTGATGGAAACGCACGAGGACAAATAAAAGTCGACGAAGCCACCAAGATGAGCATATTTGCTGATCCAAGTTCTTTGGTTAGTGGAAGCTCATTAGTATTAGGTGCTGATGGAAATGAAGCACTGACCATCAACTCTAGCCAAAATGTTGGCATAGGTACTACTTCAATAGAAGATTATGGTTCTGGTTTTAGAACATTAGAAATAGCTGGTTCAACAAACACAGAAGGAGGCGTAGTTAAGATAGTTACCTCTGGTTCTGCTGGTAGTGGAACAAGCGGAACAGAAATGATCATGTACACTAATAGTACTAGCGCATACATTAACGTTGTTTCAAATCACCCTCTTCGCTTTTACACAAATAACACAGAACGTATGCGTATAGATACATCAGGCAATGTTGGCATAGGCACAACTTCCTCTAATGTGAAAGTTCAAGTAGGCAATGGAACTTCTTCGCAAAATATTTCTATAGACGGTGGGACAGGCACGGCTGAAGGTGGAGTACTCGCTATTAGACAAGGTGGTACTTATAAAGGAGTATTAGGAACAACAGCAGTTATTGATGGTGCAGGAACTAACTCTGACATTAGATTACAAAGTTACTCTGATAATATTGATATTAGAACAGTAGCAGCAAAATCTGTTACAATTACCACCAACGCTACAACAGCCCTTACTCTCGACTCTAGCCAAAATGCAACCTTTGCTGGTCAAATATTAGGACATGATAATAGTACAGCAGCCGATCAAGGCACACTTCATATGCTGTCAGCAGCACCACCCACAGGTTCTCTGTCATCAGCTACTATTGCTACATTTGGAAACATATCAACCACAAGTAATAGCAGTTATGTTTACATTCTTGCTGGCAGTACTGGAGCAACTACAGGAAATAGTCGGTTATATTTTGGAGACTATGATACTCCAGGCAAAGGTTACATAGGGTGGGGACATAGTGGAGATGCTGGAATACAACTTAATGCCAGTGGTTCTAATGATTTAGTTATAGATACATCAGGCAATATTGGCATAGGCACAACTTCGCCAGATCAACTTGTACACGTTGACAATTCTGTAGCAGGGGGAGGTGTAGAGTTACTTGTAGGTAATTCTGGTGCAAGTCAATCTGGAACGTATTCACAGATTGGTCTAGGTACTGGAACGGACAGTACTGGAACTGCTTACTTTAGACTTTATCGTGACGGAAGTGGTGTTTCAGAGTTTAAAGGTTACGATATTCAGACGTTTATAGTCAATGGCGCAGAACGTATGCGTATTGATTCATCAGGTAATTTTCTCGTTTCTAAAACTGCAATAGGCACAGCAACAGTTGGAGTTGAGGCAAGAGCAACAGGTATGTTGCAAGCCACTAGAGATGGTGGAAATCCTCTTGAGTTAAACAGAAAAACTAGCGATGGCACGATAGCAGACTTTAGAAAAGATGGAACTACAGTTGGAACTATTTCTGTTACAGGTAGCGCAACAGCATATAACACTTCCTCTGACTACCGACTTAAAGAAAATGTGACTGCAATCGTTAATGCAACTGAGAGATTAAAACAATTAAATCCAGTTAGGTTTAACTTTATTGCAGATGCAAATACTACAGTAGATGGCTTTTTAGCTCATGAAGTTTCAAACTACGTTCCAGAGGCAGTAACAGGAGAAAAGGATGCAGTCGATGCTGATGGCAATCCAGAATATCAAGGCATAGATCAAAGCAAATTGGTTCCTTTGTTGGTAGCCACCATTAAGGAACTAGAAGCAAGAATAACCGCATTAGAATCATAGGAGAATAAAATGACAGCAACGTGGACAGCAACAAACTTAGACTACTACACCAGTTTAGATGACCACACTGATGTAGTCTATGTAGTGCATTGGAATTGTCAAGATGAAGATGCAGATGGAAACACAGGCAGATGCTATGGCACTGTTGGTCTTTCTACTGATGACCTATCTAGCTTTACACCATATGCAGATATAACAGAAGAGCAAGCAATAGGATGGGCAAAGGATGCTCTAGGTGCTGACGAAGTAGCAGCAACTGAAGCTAACGTAGCTGCTCAAATTGCAGAAAAAGAAAACCCCACTAAAGGTTCAGGAGTACCATGGTAATGGCTGAAGCAAACGTAGTAACAATTAACGGTAAAGATTTCACAGAAGATGAACTACAAGATACTTCAAAATATCTCGTAGCACAAATAAGAGATCTTCAAGGGCAAGAAGCTCAGTTAAATTTTAAACTACATCAAATTCGTGCTGCCTTGCAGATAATGACAAACGAATTAATAAGCTCAGTGGAGGAAAAACCAGAAGAAGATGCTGGCTGAACTTGCTGCTTGTAATGCAGCGTTCGCTGTCATTAAACAATGTGTACAAAATGGCGGTGAAATTGTAAACGCTGGTAAGGCAATAGCAAAGTTTGTCAGTGGTAAAGAAGAACTACAACGCAAAGTAGCTGGTAAGGACAAATCAAAAGCAAGTTCATCTGATCTTGAAGCATTTATAGCTTTAGAAAAGATCAGACAGGAAGAAGAACAATTAAAACAGCTGATGATATACACAGGTCGCCCTGGGTTATGGTCTGATTACCAGAAGTACTGTGCACAAGCAAGAAGAGCAAGAAGGGAAGAGGAGAAACAACGTAAAGAAAAACGTAAAAAACTTCTCTTCCGTTCTGCTATAGTTGGAATAGCTGCAACTTGTCTACTTATCTTTAGCTTAATTGTCTTCATAGTAGCAATGGCAGTTAAATCAAATTGACAAATCTTTGTAATAATGTTACAATAGGAAACCAAAATGACAGTAGAATCTGCATCATACATCAGCCAGTTTAACACCAGTTACCCTGCAGCATCAGATGATATCTCAGAGGGTGACGATCACATCAGACTGGTAAAGTCTGTTTTGAAAACACAATTCCCCAACCTAGCTACAACAGCTGTAAATCAAACCAGCACTCAGCTAAATAAGCTAGGCTTTGAGGTTGGTACAGTCTGCATGTATGCCTCTAATACTATCCCAACAACACAAACTATTAGTGGCATAAATGACTGGCTTCTTTGTGATGGTACAGCATATTCTACCAGCACATATTCTGCATTGTATGCTATCATTGGTAACACCTTTGGCACATCGGGGTCAGACTTTAAGGTACCAGACTTTAGAACCTACTTCCCTGTTGGTGTAGGTGGTAGCTTTACACTAGGTACCAGTGGTACAGCTAGTGCAGCAACAGGAACTGACACTCTTAAATTTATTCCTATTAACTTTATCATCAAGACTTGACATGGCTATAAACTACAGAGGTGAACGATTTTCTGGTTATAATAAACCAAAAAGAACTCCTGGTAAGTCTAAGAAGTTTGCAGTCTTAGCCAAGAAAGGTGACACAGTAAAACTTATTAGGTTTGGTGATCCTAATATGTCTATCAAAAAAGATCAACCTGGTCGTAGAAAAAGTTTCAGGGCTAGACACCGTTGTGACACCAGCCCTCCTGACAAGCTCAGTGCAAGATATTGGTCTTGTAAAAAATGGTAAGGAGATAAACATGCCATACAAAGAACCCTATAAACAAAAGCCAAAGAAATCTAAAAAGAAAAAACATGGTAACAGATACTAGGGAAAAAGCAAACCAAGCCAGTGCAATATTGAACAACGAAGTATTCAAGGAGATACTGGAAAACTTAGAAAAAGATTTAATAGCACAGTGGACCATTTCAGCAACGACACCAGATAGAGAATCTTGTTGGCTGAGACTTAACGCATTGAGGTCAATTGTAGAAGAACTTCAAGCAACAATACAAAACGACAAAATAGAAAACTTTGAAAGGTAGGTAACCAAAAATGAGTGAGGCACAGACCAATCCGCAAGCGGAAGTCGAACAGCCACAACTTAATATGTTCGATGTCATGTTTGGAAGTGAAGAAAAGAACACCAATCCAGAGCAAGCAATCGAAGAACCTTCAGAAGAGGTGGAAATCGAAGCTGTTGAAGAGGTAGAAGCTGAATCTGAAGAATATGAAGAGGTAGAAGAGGAAGAGCTAGTTGAGGAACCCAACGATACCTATACTGTAAAAGTAGATGGGGAAGAGTTTGAGGTATCCCTTGATGAACTCAGAAACGGATATCAGCGGCAATCGGATTATACCCGTAAGTCGCAAGCCTTAGCAGAACAACGCAAAGCATATGAGTCTAACATTCAGTCTATTGAGACAGAACGTCAGCAATATGCAGCAGCGTTGCAAAACATGGTTCAGAATCAAAACAATGCTCTTGCACAATATGAGAATATCAATTGGGCAGAGTTAAAAGATTCCGATCCTGTTGAATACATGGAGAAGCGTCTTGAGTATCAAGATGCAAAAGACAAGGTAGCTGCATTACAGCAAGAACAAATACAAGTTCAGCAACAAAATGAAGCTACTTTCAAGGCAAGGATTAACGAGCGTCTTCAGGAAGAAGCAAAGATGTTAGCAAAGGCTTTACCTGAGTATAACGATCCTAATACAAACTTAAAGGGTCAACTCAGAGACTATGCTACTAGTCTAGGTTTCACACCTCAAGACATTGATGGCATCATAGACCACAGAGTTGTCATGGTTCTTCACAAAGCCATGATGCACGATGCTGCTATATCTGGTAATCCAGCTAAGAAAATCAAAACTGCTCCAAGGGTTGTAAAGTCTGGTACGCCTCAGACAAAAGCTCAGAAGGCTAAAAGGACTGTACAAGCTAAACGTGAAAGGCTTGCCAAAACAGGTAACACAAGGGATGCTGCAAATGTTTTTCTGGATTTAATTTCGTAACTTAGGAGAAAAAACATGGCACAACCAACTGGTGTGTACGTCACATACTCCTCAGCTGGTCTTAGAGAAGACTTGGAGAATGTGATATATGATATTAGCCCAACTGAAACTCCATTTATGTCCATGGGTGGACGTATGGATGCAATTGCGGTTAACCACGAATGGCAAACGGATGCGCTTGCAGCTGCTTCTGCCACAAACTACAACGAGGAAGGTGCAACGCTTACTGCAGCGGAGCCAGCTGCCACAACTCGCGTTGGCAACATTTGTCAAATCAGTTTGAAAACGACATTGGTCTCAGGTACGCTTGATGCGGTATCCAAGGCTGGTCGTCGTGAAGAGCTGGCGTATCAAATGTCCAAGCGAGCTAAGGAACTCAAGCGTGACATGGAAACCTCGCTTGTAGGTGTCAACCAAGCTAAGACAGCGATGTCAGCTGACAGCACTGTTCGTAAACTTGGCTCACTTACCACCTGGGTAAACACCAACATCTCCAAAGCATCTGATGGTGCCAATGGTGCTGGTGCAGGTGCGGCAGCGAGAACTGATGGCACTGCCAGGACGTTCACGGAAGCTCTTCTCAAGGCAGCTATTCTGTCTGCCTATGACGAAGGTGCTGACACCAAGTACTTGATGATGGCTCCTGCCCAGAAGCAAACCTTTTCCAGCTTTGTTGGAGTTGGTGGTGCCAGCGGAGTTAGCAACTTCAATGATGTTGCTGACCAGCGAATCATCGGTGGCATGGATGTCTATGTCAGTGACTTTGGTGAAATGGCAGTTGTTCCTAACCGCTTCCAGCGTAGCCGTGATGTATGGCTTCTTGACCCTGAATATTATGGCGTAGCTTATCTGCGTCCATTCTTCCAGCGTGAAGTTGCTAGCACCTCTGACGGTGAACAACGTGCGATCATTGCTGAGTACACTCTTGTTTGCAAAAACGAGAAGGCACTTGGTGCTGTCTACGACTTGTCGTAAACTGATAATGGAGGGGGCCAAGTGCTCCCTCCTGTTATCTTGGAGATATTATGTCAGACCCTATCAAAACTAAATTTAAGTACGATCACAATGAAGACAAAGTTATTCTTCAGAACGTACAAGATGTTGAACCACTCCTAGAGCTTAACAAAAAAGAAGCCCTAGGTGATTCCATATATGGACCACAGTCCAACAATGGTATGCGGAAGGTAGCCAGTATTCCGTTGATTATGATTGAAAAGTGGAAACGTGAACTTGGTATAGACATCTATGACAAAAATGACTGGCCTAAGATTAAACAGTTATTGAATGATCCTGAGTATCGTTTCTTACGGACACATGAAAGTAAAATCTAATGGCTCTGTCTACCTACTCTGATTTAAAAACTAGCGTAGCTAACTACCTTAACAGGAATGACCTTACTGATGTCATACCTGATTTTATCAGGCTAACTGAAGACAAATTAAATCGTGAGTTAAAAGTAAGAGCTAACCTGGCAAGGGCAGAGACAACTACCACTAACGGCACAGAGTTCTATGATCTTCCCAGTGACATGATTGAACTTAGAAATGTAACGTATGAAACATCTAGTAACAGCTATGCTCTGGCTTATCTTAGCCCTGAGTCGATCAATAGAGAATATGGTACCTATACCAGTGGTGCCCCTAAAGCATACACGAGCCTAGGAACTGATATCAAGATAGCTCCTACTCCTGATGGCTCTTATACGATCAACATTAGCTACTACAAAAAGTTAATCAACTTGTCAGACAGTGTGTCAAGTAATAACATCTTGGCAAACTTTCCTGACTTGTATCTGTTTGGTTCTTGCTTAGAAGGTGCTGTCTATCTGAACGACAATGAACAGGTACAACGTTTTGCTGCATTGTTTACCAATACACTAGATAGTGTAAGACGAATAGAAGAATCAGCAAGATACAGTGGCACTGTGATGCGTATGAGCGTACAAGGTGATCCTGGTAGTCTTGTTCGCAGGGGTGCCTGATGCCTACAAATTGGGTCATAGAAGATTTTACAATTGTACAAGAAGAAGGTGGTAATCTCTTGATGGAGGATGGTGACTACATCTCAAGAGAAAAGTGGAACTCTACTACATGGACTGAACAAACGGCTACTGGCAATGGCTAAACAACTCGTAGACATAAATGGCTTACAGGCCAAGTTTTCACTGAATAAAGAC